GGAGAAGCTCCATCTGCTTCTGGCTCATCAGAAGACTCGAGCAATTGTTCGGGTTCTTCTTTTATTTCTACTTTTTCTTGAGAATCTTCCACATCAACAGTGATGGTTTCTTCTTCTTTTACTTGCTGCTCTTGATTCATTACATCTTCCATAATGTCCCTCCACTTTTTTATACATACGAGATATCTGCTGGGTCAAGTATAGTGGCGATAATATTATCGTCATTTATGAGACGAACCTCAAGACCTTCCACTTTGAACCTATTTCCAGCATATCTTCCCATAAGAACCCAAGATTTCTCATGTGCCCAAGCGCCAGAAGGGAACTTATCTTGGTCTTTGTATGCATCAGGGCCAACCTTAACGACATACGCTGCAACTGTTGCAAATGCCTCTCTGTCACGAGTAGCATCTGGCACATAAATGCCGCCTTTTGTTTTAGCTGGAGGGTAGTATGGGATTACCAAAAGTCTGTATCCTACAGGGTTTGGTAATCTTTCAAGGGCAGAAACATCCATATTTTCTGGGTTTTCTGTGTTTTTGTTTTCTTCTTGCTCTGGTAGAGCTTTTTCAATCGCTGTTGGGATTTTAGTCTGTGGCGTATCAGACTTCATATTTGCCGCAACCCTTTCAGGCACGAATAATTTTTTAGCCATCTTCAATGACACCTTTCATCGCAGACTTTATTTCTTCTTCACAGTAAGTCAGCCCGCGTATTTGACCCACTACAAATCGGTAGTTTTCCATATCCTCTACCGCACCATTCGCCAACATTGTAGTGTAATCTTCTTTTTGCTGACGTATGTTTTTTAATAAATGTTCTGTTAAGGCAATAACATCCATTACTTTTTCCTAAACTTATCCACGCCCTTGATTCCTAGTGCCGCAGATATTGTAAGGAAAACTAGGTATGTGTACCACTCTGGCAACTCATTCAAACGGTCAAAACCATTTTTCACAATCTGTTCCATGCCTGGAATGAAGACTAGTATCAATGGAATGAGTATAATCACCGTGACTATTTCATCTTTAATTGAGGATTTTGTAGACTCAGCCATAATCAACTCCCACTTACTATCGTGGGTAGCTGCGGTTTTCATTATTTCAGCTTTCGCCTCTGCCTCAGTTTGTGCAAGAGTTGCTTTCGCCTTTTGCTTGGATACTTGCCCCTCAACAAATGAGCCTGCCAACGATGCGATAGGTCCAATAAGCGCTTGAAACACAACACCCTCCCTTTTTCCTTTAATCAAACATTCCTTTTAACCAAGCAACCCAAGCAACTAAACCCGCAACCATAGCCGCTATTAATAACACCACTGAGCCTATTCCAATAGCATCCATTATCTCAGCCCTTCTGCGTCTTGCAAGTTCTTCCCTTACTCTTCTTTCTTTTCTAGCTTCTGCTTGAAACCTTTGCCAATCCTGCCAAAGCCCAGGTCTGCCTGTGTATATCATAATTTGTTTCAATTGTAGTTCTTTTTGTCGAATGGCCTCTAATGCCATAAACTCTTCTAAATCAGATGAACGAACTCCAGACCTTTTTTTCTTATTACCTTTGCGTTGAAGCTCCTCTTTGGCTATCACAAAGTCTGATATAGCTTTTCCTGCTTTGGCAATATCTCCAGTGTTCTGGACAGCCTTCTTGATAATCATAAAAGCTGCATTTGCTGCGGCGAGTTCGGCTAACAATTTACTACTCCACTATTTTCAACACATACGGCTTGCCGTCTACACCCTCCTTTAGTTCTACAGTCCTCTTTTCACAAGCATATCGCTTATACTCACTGTCTTTCCAGCCAGTGCGCTCAATGTGTCTTTTAGCCCTTAAACACATTGATATATTATCATAGCCTACATGCTCAACGATAGACCCTGACATATACAATATCAAAATTATTGAGGTTTCAATTATCCCCATTTCTCATATTCTCTAAGTTTTCTTCTAAACTTGTAATTCGGCGCTCATAAAAATCTAATGTCAACTTTTGCTGTTGATCAAAAGGAGCCTTACCAGATTCTATATCCGTTTGCAATTTTTCCAATTCACCAGCCAAATGCTCGATCAGCATGTACTGTTCAGAATCAGCCGGGAGGCTCCCCATCTCTCCCCTCGGCCACTTTATTCTAAACTCAGTGTTATGCTGAACATCAGATTCCATCATTGTGATATTGGTTTCAATTTGGTTTAAGCGTTCTATGATCCCAAAATACGCCCAAGTAGCTAATGATGCCGCCGCAACCATAGATATGATGTTGCGTAAGGGTAGTGCTACTTCTGTATTTTCATTCAGCTTTGCTGGCATTTACTTCTCGGAATTGAGCCAAACTGCCAGACTGCCTGTCATGGCACCCGTGACAACTGAAATTAGCGAGGCCTGCTGAGTTGTGAGATCCGGCTGTGAAAGAGCCCATTCTATGCATCTGATGTACACGCCTGTCATGCATAGCATCATGAATCTAGGCAGTATTTTAAGCTCTAATAGCTTCCTTGCTACTTCTTCTGCACTCATTAGAAAATGCCTTTAAATCTTTGCGGTCTTGCTATTGGAGAGAACTTTTTTACCACTCCCCCCTTTTTTAGACCCACTGGGCTTTTTCTTAACGGCTTTGACTTTGATTTCCCCGCTGTCGATAACGCTATTGCTACTGCTTGTCTCTGCGGGTATCCCTCTGACCTCAGTTTCGATATGTTTGACGATATCGTCTTTTGGCTTTTGCCTTTCGATAAGGGCATTTCTACGCTCCACTTTTTTAGCTTTTTCTACTTCAGCTACTTTTCTACTTACTGAACTTGCTGTCATTTTACCGACCTTTCGTCATGTTATTAAGAGCTGCGATATCTCTTTGAGTTTGAATACGCTCCTCTGCCACTCTGGTTTTTTCATCCAAAGCCTCTTTTTGAATGTTTATTCTGGCGCTCTCTGCCATCTGGTCATTCAATTCTTTCTCACGATCAAGCTGCGCCCTATCATCGGCTTCTTTAGCCTTGCGTTGAATATCAGCTTCACGCAAAGCCAGTTCTTGCTGACGTATGGCAACAAGTGGGTCAGGCTGTTGTGGTGGCGTAACCGCTTGAGCATATTGCTCTGTAAGCTCTCCAATTAATTGAGCTGCGCGTGACGCAACCTCTGTTTGAAAGGCCATCATTCCTTCTTCAGAAGACTGAATTTGCATTTGCTCTTCTGGAGCAAGCTGATTTATAATTTCTTCTTGCGCCATAGCCTCAGCCATAAACCCAAGATGCTCTTGAACATGACCTTGCAATGTCATGACTATCGCCGCATTAGCTTGCGCCACAGGCGTTGCAATAATTGCCAAATGAGCTTCAATATGAGCTTGATGGTTTTGATCTGGAAAAGCTTGTAAAGCCTTTCCACGCATTGCCTCTTGGTTTTCTTTAGCCGGATTCGTAGGTTGAGGGACAGGAGGTGGAGGTAAGATTGCATCGACATTGGTAACTCCTAATGCTTCATACATTTTACGGTAAGCCTGATATAATCCCTGTTCGTTTCCATGTATCTCTGGGTTTGATTGAACCAATTGTAGTTCTGTCTGCGCTAAAGCTATACGTTGTGACATGGAAAAGATGTTTGGATCTGAGACGGGCAGAACATCTATGCGGTCATCAAAGTCTGTTACTTTTATTTCTGGTGGAGCGCCGGGTATCGCATAAGGATACATAGGAGCCATAAACCTAGCAAATACGTTAGCTAAAAGCTTAAATTCAACCTTTTGTGAATAATGCAAGCGCTTGTGAATTGCGGACATAACCTTTGTGCCACGCTCCATAATCGCCATAGTAGTGCCTACAGGCGTTTCCCCGCCCATCTCAGCCACTTTCATGTCAGCTAAAGACGCAAACCTACGCCCAGAGTCAACAAGCGTGCCTAAGAGTGAATATAGCGTCTGTGAGGGCTCTTTAAACGGAAGCGTCATGAGCGATTGGCGGATGTCCATACCTGCGACATCAATATCACGAAACTCACCTGGATTTAGTGGTTCGTCTTCATCGCGGATACGAGCGCCACGAGCCTTGAACCCCGCAGGGAGGTTGGACAGGGTGCCAGCGTCAATGAGCTGTCTTAACAAGCTGGTTGCTGCTTGAGACAATCCGCCAATCATATGTGTAAGACCAAATCCATAAAAACCCAATCCGGGCAAAAACTTGTAATGAACAAAATAAGGCTTCGCACGGCGCAAAGGGTCTGATTCATCATAATTACGACGAATAGACAAAACTTTGCCGCTTTTTTCAACAATTGTAACGATATATGGAAGCTTTAACTCAGTTTCCTCA